TACATCGCAGACACAACGTAGTAGTTTTGTTAACAACACAAATGAAACTGCAACAGAAGATCGAGGAAACATTCCACAACGTCAAGCACTTAGTAAATTACTTAAACCGCAGGCTGATAATTAATGGCATTAACTCAATTCTTTTACGACGAACAAATACGCAGATTCTTATTGCAGTTTACCAGAGTATTCTCTAACTTTCAAGTAGAATACGGAAGAACCGAAGACAACACTGCTAAAGCATTGTATAGAGTTCCTGTGCGGTATGGTGATGCTACTAGACAAGCTCAAACCATTATACAACAAAACAGTGCAAACAGTTTGCCTAGTACACCTTTGATGACATTTCATGTTACCAATTTAAACTATGCACGTGATAGAATACAAGAACCATACTATATCGAAAAACAAAACGTAAGACAACGTTTATGGGACACTGAATCAGAATCCTACGAAACTACACAAGGTAATGCTTTTACTATTGAAAAACTTATGCCTGTACCTTTTGATTTAGAAGTTAACTTGGATATCTGGACATCAAATACCAATCAAAAATTACAATTATTAGAACAAATATTAACATTGTTTAATCCAAGTTTAGAAATACAAAGCACAGAAAATTTCATTGACTGGACAAGTCTCAGTGTTATGTATCTTGAACAGGTTACTTGGAGCTCAAGAAGTATTCCAATGGGAACAGATGATGCCATTGATATTGCTACACTGAGATTTGTAATGCCAATTTGGATTTCACCTCCTGCTAAGGTTAAAAAACTTGGTGTGGTTGAGAGAATCGTAGCAAGTGTGTACGACGGCAACGGAGATATAAACGAAGCAATATACGATAATGATTTGCTTATGGGTACTAGACAAAAGTTTACACCTTACAGTTATCAAACACTTTTACTAGGTAATCAATTACAAGTATTACAACCTAGTGCAGTTGTTTTAAATAATCAAGGTGTTGAAGTTCCTACTGCTCCACCAAGTAATCTAATGTGGCATACTGTGGTTGACCTATATGGTAGTTTACGAAACGGAATCAGTCAAATAAGACTTGACAATCCATATGATGATACAATTATTACTGGCACTGTTGCCTATCACCCAACTGATGATCGATTCTTATTGTTTACTGTGGACACAGATAGTACTCCACAAAATACGTTAACAGCCGTTAATGCAATTGTTGATCCGCAACGTAAAGGTCCAGAAACAGTCGGAGGAGGAGGGTATGGGCTTCCTGCTGCCGCAACAGGACAAAGATACATGTTTATAACAAATTCAACAGGCAGTAGCAGTACAACCGATCCAGGAAATGCAGAAGCATGGAGAGGCACAAACGGTACACCATTAGTAGCCAATGCCAATGACATTGTGGAATATGACGGCACACGTTGGAATGTGGTGTTTAACAGCAGTCTTGATAGCACTGTGCAATATGTAACCAATACAACTACTCTTGTTCAATATCGATGGGCAGCTAGTGAATGGCTTAAGAGCTATGAAGGGTTGTATCCTGAAGGTGAATGGAGTATAGTACTTTGATCAGTGCAGTTGGAGTTTGGTTTTACAGTGTAACAACAGACAGGTATCTGTACTTGTTACGCAATGACTCTAAAAATCCAGGTTGTTGGGGATTACCTGGTGGTAAAGTAGACTTTGGTGAGAATCTCAATGAAGCTCTACAACGTGAATGTCATGAAGAAATTGGATTGTGGCCTGATGTTATTAAACTGGTACCAATTGAAAAATTTACCAGTATTGACAACCATTTCAGTTATCATACATTCTTTTGTTTGGTTGACGAGGAATTTGTTCCTGTGCTAAACAACGAACATTATGGGTATAGTTGGATAAAATCCGGAGTGTGGCCAAAGCCGTTGCATCCTGGGTTGTGGACTACTATTAATTTTGAAGAAATACTAAAGAAAATTGATACAATCAAAAAGTTTCAAATATCACAATGTGAAACAAACTGACCGTACTTCCATTGAACAAAGTTTCTATTCTGTCTCCACTCATCTGGAGCAAGTTTACCATCTGACACATATATAAATTGCACACTTGGATAGGTTGTCATAATATTAGCAAGTTCGTTAATTTTCTTTTGATTAGTACCTTCATCTTCGTTGGTTCCGTCTACACCAACTAGGTATACTTCTTTGTGTCCATCAAAACATGCTAACCAAGCAGCAATTGTAACACTGTTTCCTCGTTCACCGTATGGAACTAGATAAAATTCTCCTGGGGTAGAAATACAATTTCTTGCATTACTGTACACAGTTACTTTTTCACTGTATTTTTGTTCGCGTATTTCAACAAGTTTTTCTTGATCGTATTCAATATAAAAATCACATTGCATTTCTCGCCAGCAACCTTCGGTTCCGTAACTTTGTAAACGCTTGCGACCTAAATGCCAGCCTGCGTGTTTTTCTATATTATTTTTTAGATTGAACTTGCCGTGGAGTTTTGTGGTGTATCTACTTTGACCGTTTCCAATAACCACCGCACGTCCTGAAATGTGTTGGTTCTCAATTGGATTGTCAATCCATTCACGTTCTTGAACTTTTTTACCATCTTTGATTGTGTTGCTTGTGATTACAAACTCGCCGTCGTAATCAGTTCTGTATCTCTCAGACACTAGAGCCTGCCTACTACTACTTCAATTGTACCTTCTGTTCCACTAAAGTCTTCTAAGGCTTTTCCAATTACTGTGCCCATTGTTGGATTAGATTCTGCTCTTGCTCGACCGTCTGCAGTTGACACCATCATGTCACCCTTGTGTACAGGCCCAACAACTTTTGTTGGAACTCTTCCTGTAAGTGCTAACGCAACTGTGAGAGTTCCTTGTAAATCACTATTCATTAAGTAAGCTGGATCTGTAGATACTACACCTGCAACTTTTGGACTTGCATCTTGATTACTTACTGTAACTTCTAACGCACCATCAAAAATTAAAACTGTTCCAGGGTCATATGCTGAATCAGCAGTGTAACGCTCGGCCAAGTCAGCGTATCTTGCTGATGTTGCTGTTAATGTAGCAATACCAGCACTAAACTCACCACTTGCACCACGTAGTACAATTTGGTTAGCAGTATTTGCACTTGCAGCTGTTGTTGTAGCTGAGTTTGCTTGTGATGTTATTGTAGATGCCACACCAGTTAAGTTACCAATAAACACTGCACTAGATAATGATCCAGTACTAGGATTGTATATTAATCCACTGTCTTGTTTTACAGCAGTTAATGCACCAGTTGTAGTACTCGCAAAATATAACAAGAAGTTAGTGTTTGTAGTAGTATCACTAGTAATAGTTGCACCTGCGGCTGCAAATGACAAGTTACCACTTGCATCTGTAACTAGTGCTTGTCCACTAGATCCGTCTGTAGTTGGTAAAGTGAAAATTAAATTTGAAGCAACCGTGCCTGGTGACTTAAATCCAACATAGTTTGAACTATCTGAATCACCTAGTCTAATTTCTGCTTGTGCGTTAAGTGTAAGATTGCTTACGCCAGTTTCCTTTAGTAATGCAAAACCCCCAGCAGTACTTGCATCGTGTACCCTTATTGTATCTAAATCAGTATCAATACTAAGTTCACCGGCGGTACCGGTAAAGTTGTTGTTTTGAGTGGTTGTTCCACGTCTAAATTGTAGTACGGTTGGCATCTTGTTCTCCTAGCAGTGTATTTATTAACTTAATACACCTAAATCCGTTGGTGAAAGTGTTGATCCAACTGGATCCATCATGGTATATATTTGTCCGAGACTTACACCAAAGGCATCTGTTGCACCTGTTTCAAATGGTGTTTCAACACTTCCTGTTTGATCATATTGTTTTGCTAAATCAAAGTTACCTTCACTACTTGGTAAAGGTGTTACACTACTATTTGGAAATGAATCTCCCGAACCACTACCGCCGCCCGATTGATCAACAAACGATAATGTTCCGTTTCCATTAGTTTGTAATACTTGTTCATTCGAACCATCTGCTGGTAATGTGTAGGTTACGTTTGTAGTTACTGTACCAGGTGCTTTGAACCCTATGAAATTGCTACTATCAGTATCATAAAATTGTACTGCACTTGTTCCTTCGACTAGCACATTGCCTGTAACTGTGGCTGAACCTGCGACTGTTAAACTTGTATCGTTTAATAATTGTAAGCTGTCACTTCTCAGTCTTGCAGTAATATTATTTGAACCTGCTTTGCTATTGGTAAATTCAATTAGGCCATCTTCTGTACCGTCACTAGCATCTTGTATTTTTCCCGTAATTTTTGCATATACAACTTCTTGATCAGCATCGTTTTCACCTTTGAACTTTAATTGTCCTAAGTAATCTGCATCTGCAGGTGATGCACTATTGCGTTTAAGTGTTAGAACAGGCCCAGCAGTACTTGAAGATTCAGTAGTTGTTAATAGAAGAGCATCATCTGTTGATGTATTTTCTATCTCAAGTTTTGCATCAGGACTAGTCGTCCCAATACCAACATTACCTCCGCCAGTAACATTAAATGTGCTACCAGAACCCCATAATCCTAATTGGATTGTATTGCTTGAGCTGGCATCACCTGCGTAATTAAAAGATATTATCCCAGTGTCATTTGTACTGCCGTCTTTACCTAATAATATTTGATGTTTGGATCCTACGCCAAGATTAGCATTAAATGCCTCAATGGCTTTAGGAAAGGCATTGGTAGTATTCGTATTGTCAATCTGTAGACAAGCACCACCGCTACTTTGACCATCACTATTAATTACTACATCACCAGAACTAGTCATACCAGCTGTAGTAACTGAGCCTGTTGCTGCCAAATTTCCAGCACTTATATTGCCTGTTGCAGTCAAACTTGTAATTGCCGGAGTTAAACTTGGCGTAAGCGTAAGTGTATCAGTACCGGCATTGTTAGTAAGTGCAAGATTAGTTCCAGCCACCAATGTAAGCGTATCGCCTATTTGGTCTGAAACAAGATCACTTTGTCCTGATACTGCTATAACACCAAAAGCGGCATTGCCGTTACGTGCAAATGTAAGTGCAGTTGATCCAATTGTGATTGGGTTGTCAGTTGTTAACTTCCACTGTGTATCAGCATAAACAGTGCCTTCGGTAATCATAATGATTGTGCCGCCTTTTATATCAC